ATTCTACCCAGCGCCTGTTGTTGTTGCGCATAGGGTAATCCACGGGTTTGGGCTGCTAACTGTTGTGCTTGGCCTACTGTACCAAGGCCCCCTTCCATCGCCCCGTAAGCCCCCTGCATCATGGGCATTGCTGTCGAGCCAATAGTACCGAGGCCGCTTGTTGTTGCCTTGGAAGCCGCGTCGAGGTACGGCTGGTAACCCCCTATTCCAGCCTGAAGCTGGGTGCCCGCCGCCTGTTCAAACGGGGATAACCCCGCTACTTGGTAGACCGGCGGTACGTCGGCTGCCCTCTGCTTTACTAAGTCTTGAGCCGATTTAAGTAAACCGGTCTTGTATTCCTCAACTTCAGGCAGCTCTCTCGTATAAGTGGTTTGGGTGGTACTGGCCATCAGGCGGCTCCCTCAAAATTCTTCATTAACTGGTACATATTGCTCATACCGTCCTTACGGCTGCCGTTACCCGCCCCGCGTACTGCCTTCGCCGTAAATACAAATTCCCCGTCAGACAGCATGGCGGGAACATCATCAGACCGCCCTGTTCCGGGGCCCGCGATTGCTCCTGAACGCCTCGGGAAACCAGAGCCTATCCTGCCACCCTGCGCTGCCATTGATATTGGAGGTAAAGTGGGGGATATCCCGGGAACCCGTACCGTTCCTATCTGGTATTGGGGAGGCGCAGGGAATTGAATGGCGTATTTTTCTGAATCTACCTTTAATTCCTCTTCCAGTTCTTCCTTGGTTTTTGCTGCGTCCTCCTCTTCCGGTGGTGAGAAAAAGCCCGCTCCAGCCCCGACGGCGCTGGCGAGGGCTAGGGAGGGGCCGAATCTGGCAAGATATCCGGGGCCTGCTGCAGCTCTTGCAGCTTCTCCTGCTGAATTAGCAGCCATTCCCAACCATCCCGGTATGCTTTTATCTCCGGGCGAATAACCCCCTGCGATTATTTTTTCATTAAATGCTTTTTTAAAAGCCTCGTCTCCAGCCGAGGTTACAGCTTCCGCGCTCTCTCCTCCACGGAACATCAAGTCCTTAGTTTTATCCCACCAGCCTGTGGGTTCGGTTGTGCCTGTCGTATCAACTGGCGCGGGCACAACGGGGCCCCCCGGTTGTGCAAGAGCCTGTTGTTCTGCTCTTACTGCTGAATACGGAGCTTTGCCGGAATAAAGATCAGAGTAGGGGTCATGTCCCGGTTGTGCAAGAGCCTGTTGTTCTGCTCTTACTGCTGAATACGGAGCTTTGCCGGAATAAAGATCAGAGTAGGGGTCATGTCCCTGCGCGACTGCCTTTCCCGGGGTAATTTGCGCGGTCTGCGCGGCTGCCGCCGCTTTTGTTGCCGCCTGATCTGGAGACAGGATTTCCCGTCCGGGTCGGCCCCAATATCCACTGGGTTGTCCGGCTGCCCGTCCGAAGAATTGCCCGAACCGTTCCCCTACATTGCCGCCAGCGGTTTGAACCCCGCTCTTGAAGCCTTGCCCGAAGGTTTGGCCCTCGGCCCTGTTAAGCCCTCCCTTCATTCCCTGCGTTAAACCGCCGATAGCCGCCGATAGCGCCGCAGATTTCAGGGCATCCTTAAAATCACCCCCCTGTACTAAAGTACCGATTCCAGAACCAAGCGCCGCGCCCCAGATGGGCCCCAACGGGGTAAAGGAAAGGGCGATGGGTAATATAATGGGAAGAGCTTTTTTGACTACCTTGACTACTTTCTTAACGAGCTTTTTAACACCTTTAAAGAGCTTTTTAAGAAAAAATTCAGGTTGTCCTGTTACGGGATTGATGGAATTCAGTTCACTGCCCACAACATAGCGTTCAGGCTCAAGACCCATCTTTTCCATCTGCGCAAAAAGATTTTTCCGGAGGCGCGGGTTGGCGTCCAGAACATTCATGGGGATAACGGTTTCACCCTCCGCAGCATGGACCATGTATTCATCTTCGTGGCGGCCAAATTCCGCCAGACGGTCAGCTATACGGGTTACCTGCGCAATACCGTTTTGGGGAAGGGCTTCTTCGTCCGCCCAAGCACCTTCGGTAGCTGTCAGGAAAGTGGCAAGGCCACCGTCAGGGACCATTAAGGTTTCTGGCTGCTCAAAATCATATTTCAAGGCGGCTTCTGCCATTAAAATTCCATCCCTAGCTGATAGTTACCGTTACGTCACCCACGGATGCGGTCGCCGTGAGTCCCGCCGGATGAGGTAAGTTTAACTGCGTAATCTTAACAAAACCACTCTGTGCAAAAAGGGCCCCTGTTTCAAGTCCGGAGTCATTATCAGCCAGCGTGGTTAACGTAAAATTAGTGGCCCGTCCCTCCCCCGGATTGATGGCCTGCTGCAGGAAAACAGAAAAAGAACGTACAATTGAAGCCATGTACCTGCTGTCATAAGTGGCAGGAGGAACAGGGAAAACAGGTTGGGTTAGTTTTCTGGTTGCCATTATCTCCTTCCATCCTCACGGATATCTACACGGGGGGACCCGAGCCTCCATTGTACCTCAGTATCGCTACTGCTTACTTTAAGGGCAAAAGACCTGCCTCGAAGCCGTATATGGACCTGATCCGTGAACTGTTCTACGGTAGTCGTGGTGGCAGCAGCAGATTGCGTAACCGTGCTGGCATCTGAACTCAGGTATGTGCCGCCCGGAAAATTCCTTGTTTTCACGGTAAAAGAGGCACTTGGAGTAGAGGTTATAGATCCATCAAAAGTAAGGTCAGGAACCAGACGCCGGATAAAGACAAATTTATTCCCGTCGCCTATATCCAACTGGCTGGATTCAACATAAGACGTAATACCTGACACGGGGTCCGTGCTCCCGTCATCGAGGCCCGTTTCATGTTCGTAGAGATAATTATCCAGACCTGCCGCTAACGGATTGTTTATGATCCCACGATCCAGCCAAGCAGAACGGGCCATAGTGCCGTAGCACCATGACTGTTCGACATAATTGTAAATTACATAACGGTCAATCGTGGAAGAATCCTCGGAGGGGTAAAACCACCAGATTTCATTGAAAGATGAATTTATGCCAGCGAAGGTTTTTCCTTTCTGGGCAAGATTAAAGTCATTGAAAACATAAGATTTGACGGTACAGGGAAGTTTTTGAACCCGACCGTCATATACATAAAAATCTTTCAGTCCCATCCAGAAGACAAGATCATCCACGGCCTTGGCCGCTAACGGAGACATAATAGTAATGTTCTCTGATACCAAGTTGATGCCATAAGTAAAAGGAGGCCCTAAAAACTGCATGGCATGGAGGGATACATCGGTAAAAACAGCTATTTGTTCCCGGGTTTCTACCGCAGTAATGATTTCGGAACCGGAACCAAGCCGCAGGGAGCCTGCCGTATTGGTGGCCGTGGATTCCCAGGTTGTAACCGTTTCTTGGTCGCTGAACCGTATTAAAAGGGGGTCCTGTGTGCCACCTGCTGTTTCAGAATCACATCCAAAGACAAGTACATGGCGGTCCCTGTCTGATACTAGAACTTTTTTGGCAATCGTGGGCGTCGTGGAATCAGCTCCCGATACCGCAGACAAAGCTATGGCCCTAGCATAAGTAGCCGCATCAGCACTGGTATCCCAGTAATAAATGCCCCCGTCGCGGACATTTATTAGTAGGTCCTCCCCGTAATTATCATGTGTCCATATACGTAAAATCTCAGCCGGGTCCGTTAAATCAGCGGAAGAATTCCACGTGCCTCTGCTCCACTTTCCAGTACCCCAGCCCGTACCGCTGACGCTGGTGTCCAATCCGACGTTGATCTGGTATGCCCCAACCACGGAAGACCCCCCATTTCCTGAGTCACTGCTGTTGGCAAGAACCTCATCGCCGTCCGTATCTTTGGCTTCTATGGTGTAAACATTTACGCTGGTAATGCTTGCAATTTGGTATTCCTGATTAAGGACCGCTGCGAGGATGTTCCCGCCCAGACTCGCTGCGCCTGAGAACGTAACAAAATCATTAACTACCGCCCCGTGGCTGGCATCTGTGACGGTAATCGTAGCGTCACCATTGGTTGCAGAAAAAGTGACATCTCCTGCGCTGGTTGTGACACGCAAAGGTGTGACATCATTAAATTTGGTTCCTTCTTTTATGTAATATTTCAGATGGGTGCCCAGACCTGTACGAAAAGTACCGTCTAGGGAAACCCATTGATGAAGGGCACGGCAAGTGCCAAGAAAAGTATTAGAGGTAGATTTTACCCATCCTCCGATTTTTTCAGGGACACCTGACCGGAAACGGATTTTTTCGCTGTCAAACCAGCCCCCTTCATTGGTGTAAGAGGTGGTTTCCCGGTTGATTCCCGGCTTAAATTGTAGTTTTTGCAAAGGCATTCGTGTATACCTTTTCCTGATTCATTCGCATTCCAGCAGGGTAGCATTAAAGGGTGTTCCGGTAAGGGCCTCGTATTGTGTAAGCAGTCTTTCCAGTTCACTTTCCCATGCACGTATATTGGGGCTATCCGACCGGTTGCAGATACGCGAAACGTAGCTGGTTATTTCCCCACGGACTAAAATAACCTCCACCCTGTTTAGTTGCTCGGCCTGCCTTTGCAATACTTCGGCTGTGCCGGGGTGCATCTCCAGACTAATGTGGTCATGTACCTCTTGTATCTGACCATAAAACGAACCACCAAGGACCCCTACCGCAAGCAACGCCGTTATACTCATGGTGACATTTCCATGCTTATCAAGTTCAAATCGCGGCATCGGCATGTTTTTCTTCCTTGATATCCCACACATTCAGGTTTGCCGCCACTGTCCGACGTTCCCCTTCTCCTTTGAACGGGTAAACTAAGTGTTGTAGCCAACTGGGAAACATATACAGTTTCCCTACCTGTGGTTGTACTGAAGTGGTTTGCGGGGGCCGTAACCGCTCTACATCCATGAGTGTGTTTCTGCCGTACTGGAAAGATAAATAGCCGTCACAAGCGCCGCTTGCGTTGTAGAGACTGTAATTCGGTGTACCAGCAGTGGGCTGGTCCAGAATCTGCTGCGGAACCTTGGTCCAGCCAGTCACTGAAATTCCCATGATCGTTTTGGTTCCATGATCATGCACCGGATTGTAGTCCCCCTCAAAGGAATGCACGGACCAGAGTTCGTCCACTTCCACCCTGCGGGTTCCTGTAATCATGTTCCCGGTCTGTTCCGCAAAATGTTTGATATATTCAATACCCATCCCGCTGATCAGGCTGCAAAACTCCTCCAGTTCAGGAGCCCTGTAATCCATTGTTAACTGTTGCCCCCGGTCAATCTGTCCCACCAGCGTCCCTGCGTGGGAACGGCGGTCATCACTCTCCAGTAACCTGTCAAGATAATCATTTATGCCATCCACCATATCGGGCGCAAGGTCTGTCTCCAGCATAAAGGCGGCAGGCAAAGACCAGATATTGATATTAACTTCAGGCATGGAAAATCAATCCTCCAAAACCTCTTCCGCTTTTTTCTTGGACGCGGAGAGGAAAGAATTCTCAAAAATCTTCAAAGCAGCACTGACCTGATCTATCTCAAAGGTAAGCCTGCCCCGCTTATTCCTCAAATCAAGAATCTGGGAATGGAAATATTTCTGTTCCTTAGAAAGATCCTCCACCCTGATTTTCTCATCCCCAAGAAAAACAACATTTTCTTCTGCTGATTGATCAATCATCAAATATCTCCGAAATTAACTTTCAAGTGCCGTTATTCTGGCTTCCAGTTCTTGGACAGTTGCTACGAGCAGTGGAACTAATTTAGCTTGATCTATTCCTTGAAGGATGTCGTTGCCATTTTCATCTACAGCATCTTTTGCCCCAGTGATTGCTTCATGTACAACGTCACTAACCTCATGTGCGTAGAACCCGTCAACCGTGTCAGTTTGACCAATAAAATTAAAACGGTAAGGTTTTAGCAAATTAAGCCGATCAGTTGCGTTCTCTAAATCCACAACATTTTCTTTGATTCGATAGTCTGATGTGGTGTTATAAGCAGTAGAACTTGATGAGATAGCGATAGTCCCTACAACGGCATCACCGTCTTCGGTGAACGCCATTGCTGTAAAAGTATCCGTGCCTCCGCCGCCTACGACTATGCTGTATTTTCCTGCGTGTGATTTTACTACAAGGAATCCATTAGCGGGTTCAGAGGTTAAACCGCCCATGTATATGTTCCCGGTGGATTGAAGATACATCATGTCAGAGCCGCCGCCCCTGATTCTCAAATCTTGGGTAAGGTCCATGTAATTATCTGTCCCGTTAAAATACAGCGCCATATCTCCGCTTGCGCCTACCTTAATCTTAGTACTGTCTGCAACAAGTAATGAATCATCACTCTCATCCCAAAGCATATACTTGCCGGAGGTTGCACCGAAAAATTTAACGTCTTTTCCTGTATCATCTACGCCGACTGTAATAGTGCCACTAAATTGTGAATTTCCTGAAACATCTAATGTTCCATTAAGATCAACTGCTGTAGCTGTTAAATCAATTTCATCAGTTGCACCTAAACTAAGTACAGTTGCGCTTGAACCTTGTATAAACTGACTAACATCATTAAAACAAATTTTATTAGTTGAATTAAGAGTAAGTCCTGTTCCATCAGTATGTGTAAGAGTTGTATCATTATCTGCACCAAATCCTAAAACTGCTGAGTCAGATTGAAGTTTTAAGTCATCATCAACAAAAAGATCAGGAACAGCTAAATCTTGTAGCATATCGTAAACAACCGCACCACTACCCGCTCCATCTGTAGCAAGCATTTTAGTTTGACTTGCTAGTATTGCTACATTTGCTCCACTCCCTTGTGTAAAAGTAAGCGTATAAGAAGTAGCGTTTTCTATAATCCAAACTTTAGATGCTGTATTAGGTGCTAGTGTAACTGTACACGCTTGACCGCCTCCCGTAAGTTTAAGGTATATCCTTCTTGGCTCACTATTAGTTTCAGTTCCATCAGGAATAGTTAATGTATCTGTAGAAGCATTAGCAACTGCTTTAGTTGCATATCCAAACGCTTCTCCAATAAGCGTTAAATTAGTGTTGGTTGTTGTACCCCAGGTTCCACTACCGTCACCAGTAGCCATTTCATCGAGTCTTAAATTATTTACATATGAAGATGCCATTACGCTACCTCTTTCCAATCAGGAGTTTGAGAGTCATCTACTGAACTCCAGCTAGGGGTTTGTGAATCAGAAACCGCTGACCAAGAAGGTGTTTGATCCGGGACAACTCTACCCCAGACCAGAACCCCCGAAGTGGATGCAGTAACCTCGTTACCTGTGACTTCAACGGATGACGTTCCTGTAACGGTGACAGAACCAACAGAGGATGTAGACGCATCACTGGTAACTTCAATCGTGTTATTCGTGACAAGCGAGACTGAGCCGACCGCAGAAGTTGCCACATTCCCACTCGGACTGACCGTAGCCTTGCCCGTAGCGGTAACACTGGCCGTTGATACGGTTGCGGAGTTACCTGAAGCGGAAACACCCGCAGCAGCCGTAACCGTGACAGAAGCAGTGGATACGGTTGCCGAGTTTCCAGAAACGGAAACACCGGCAGCGGCAGCAACCGAAACTGAGTTAACACTAGCGGTTGCGGAGTTACCTGTAAGAGTAACGGTGACATCGACAACGCCGCCCCATGTGGACGACCCCCATGTACTATATCCCCAAGTGCCTGCTGCCATGACTTAACCATCATCTTTCATTACGCGATTCTTATGATCGCATTGCTCGCATCTGCTGCCGGAAATGTGATCGTAAAATCACCTGCCGTTGAAGTCTTATCGCCACCGAAAGCCAGAACCACCACTGCGCGGTTCGCAGAACCTGCGGTTGTACTGGAATTGTAAATCAATGCCCCGTTTGCGGTGATCGTCGCGGAACTCCATGTTGTATCAGCAAAATCTGTAAGAGCTGTCGTACCTGAAGTAGAGGGATCGACATTGGTCAATGTATTCCCTCCCGCTGAATAATTTGTACCCGAAACCTCATTCGTGGTCGTGTATGCAGTCGTACTGGCGCTCATGGTCGAGCTTGATGTGTAGAGTGCTATCTTGAATGTGTTTCCCGTTCCCGTGGTTGTGGTCGTGCCGCCCCCGGAGCCGTTATGAAAATTGTGGATGCCCTGGAGCAGCTCAGACTTAAAACTCGTAGTTACTGCTTGCGTGTTTGCCATTAGATTTTCCTCAAAATTTCAGCCATGTCCTCATGGCCCTGTTTAGCAAAAAGGTTATATAAAGTTGTCCGGTCACTACTTATTGCATCCTTACACGCGGATACAATAACATGGTACATCCGGTTCCTGAATGCCTCTGCCTGCACCTTTATTACAGGGTCCGCACCATTTGATATCGAGATGATTTTACTCACCGCCCGTTCTGCGATTTCTTCCGGTGTGAAGCCCCTGTGTTGCGTGGTTTCTACCCCGACCTTCCCTGCATCTGCTGTAACTTCAACTTGAAACATATTACTGTTTTTGCCTTATCGTCATACCGGACCGGTATTCGTCCGTAACTTCCCTTGATTCCCCAAGCATTTTAATGGAAACCATCGCTTCGGCAAACCGCTTTTCGTAGTCCTGTAAAAGGTCTGCTTCTCCTTTCATAAAAGTATACGCTTCTATAAGAGAGCCATATAAAATGGCCTGTGTGGCGTTAATACTCAGCCATGTGGTCCCGTCATCATCCCCAGCCGTTAAACTGGCTGGCCGGTAGAAATAATGCAGTTCAGAAGTATATGAACTGTCAGGGGTAGGCCCGATAATAAAAGTGTCCACATCAAATTGGGCGTAATAACGGGGACTTCCCGTGGTACTGCTGTTAGGGTTAAAAGTCTGTATAAAATTAACGTCCTTGAAATCCAGAAAACTTTTAACGCTACTAGACGTATAGGAAAGGGAAAAAGGTGCCAGAAAGTCGCTGGGACACCCGAGATACTGGTTGGAAGAAGTCATTGATCCCGTTACATTTTTACGGAACAGGCTCAAATGGGCGTTTTTCAGGATGCGCTCTTCTGCATTCTTTATGAATACAGACAGGTTGTTGGTAAACGTGGTTTCGTCGTTTTCCGTGTAATTCTGGATAGCCGTCTTTAAAGTAGAGTAAGTAAAGCTCATGTCGTAGTCACCGTAACCTGTCCCACTATTGCGAATACCCTTGTGGGGATAAACGTCTTTTCAGATAAAAGGGGAGTATCCACGTACACCACTACGGGTTCTACCCTGTCGGGCCTCGGGTCTTTCAGGGCTTGCGGGTCGGAGAACTTACGGAAAGGGCCCAGTTGCGGGTGTTTTGGCTCATATTCGTCAAAACCAACCAGCATTCCGGTCCATTCCTTCTTCATCCGGTCTAAGCGGTAACGGAAGCCGGACCTGTCTGAAATCCCGTAAGCCCGTTTACCTAATGCGTATTTAGACACGGTCATGCACCGTAGTAGTTATAGCTGGGGGCTATGGTAAGGGAAGCCCGGTCACGGTCTTCCTCCATTGCACGGTTGAATTCTTCATCATAAATAGCTTTCAGCAACTGGATTCTTTCAGGAGCCCGTTTTATGGACAGGTAGTAAGCCAGTCCTGCTGCCAGACAAGGATAAAACCGGAAAGGAATCTGGAGCGTATTGGTATAGTCATCGGCATCGTCCATACGGATTAACCGGTCAAACTTGATGATATCCGTATTATTTTCCGGAACCGGCCATAATTTCAAAATAGGGGTGATCTGACGGTCCAGAAAGAACTGGGAAGGACGCCCTGTCTGGGTTTTATTGGGAATATTCAGGAATTCGTCCCTGCTTAACCGCGTGATCCCGTAATCCGTGCTGTCACGGGTAATTACGGCAGATAGCATGTCAATAGTCTTCTGGGTAGTGGTTAAATCCACTGCTGCAGATACGGTAGTAGTGGCCGCGCTGGTACCGCCGGTAATGGTTTCACCACTGGTGAATGTGCCGGAAGGTATAGTAATTGCCATCGTGGTGGAAGAAGGCAGGCTGGTGATGGATGCCGTAGCGGCACTGGTACCGCCGGTAATGGTTTCCCCTACGGTAAAACTGCCACTGGCCCCTACCGTCATGGTTAAAGTACCACCTGGGTAATCACTGATGTCCTCGGCCAGCGTGATAGAAGTCTGTTCAATGGTCCACTGGTTGAGGCCACGGTTGGCCCAGTCCGCCAGCATAAGGTTCAAGGACCGTCGCGCAGTCTTCAGGTCATAGCCGGTACGGACTTCCAAGCCGCACCGCTCAAAAGCCTCTTCGACATAACTGGCTATATCCAGTTCAAAATCAACGGAAGCAGAAGTCGCCATCTATTTTTTCCCTTTCCTGACTATACCGCCGCCGCGCAATAATTTAGTAGCAGGGCTGGGTGGATTCCTGCTGCCACCGCCCCTTGAAGGGGCCCCCGCTCCAAGGTTAACTCTTGATCTATTTGAGCGGCCATAGGTGCGAACGGGGAAGCTTATATCCCGTAAAACTTCTCCTTGGAACAGCTCGCCTTCCTCTGGAGGATCTTTTACCGGAGTAGCTCCTTCAGGTAATCCCCATACTGCCCGTGGATTAGAGAAGGTCCCGCGTGGTTTAAGAGTCGCCATCTATTTTTTCCGCTTCTTAGCCATGCCGCCGCCTCGCATCTTGCGGACACCTGTTTTCTTTACCATGCCGCCGCCCCGCATCTTAGGGACCACGGCACATGCGCCTTTTCCAAGATTAACTCTTGATCCGGAATTACTTTTAACCACTTACGGCCTCCTGATGTAGCTTGTTATAAAAATCCGCTCTTAGTTTAAAAACATGGGGAGTTTCATAGTCCCCGAAGTAGCGACTATAATACCCTGAATGCTTCAATTTCTCTGCCGATTCCTGTAATTTGGATAATCGCTGGATAAAGATCATCGCATATTCCATATCCACGCTCGGTTCAAAAGTCCCGTCATCTATGTTTTCATTCGGATCATCTTCGGGATGAAACCCCATTATCCAGATATCTTTTTGTATAAAAACCTCTCTTGAAACAGCTTTGTTCAAATCAAGAAGGTATTCATGGAATTTTTTAGGGTCTTTCTCATAGGCCAAATCTACCAAGATAATGACATCATAGGCATCATCAAAAGTAGAGACTAAAGTATAAAGGGGCTGGTAATTAGGCCCGTATTTAAAGGAAAAGCCGACTTTATCCTCTTCCCACGCCTTTTTTGCGTAGGGGCATACAGGCAAACTGCCGTACTTCTCGTTAGGGCCTTCCAGCGCATGCTGGGACCAGTCCCTGATTTCTCCACAAATTTCCTGCTCCAATCCGAGATAGAAAGAAGAAATAGGGCGCATGGATCACCTGTTAAGCATGGAATACCGTCATTGTGCCAAATGTGGAAACCGTGTACTGGACAAATATTCCGGCT